AGATTCAGCGTTTCCTTGCGTCTGGTACGTGGACTGCTCCTACTGGTGTCACCACAGTTGACTACCTTGTTGTAGCGGCTGGTGCTGGAGGTGGTTATACCGGCGGTGCTGGTGGTGGTGGAGCTGGTGGTTTTAGAACTGGCACAGGTCTAAGTGTTACGGCTGGAACTGACTACACAATTACTGTAGGTGCGGGTGGTGTGGCTGGTACTTCAGGTAGCACGATTGGTGGGAATGGTGCTGACTCAGTATTTAGTACCATTACGTCTACAGGTGGCGGCGGTGGTGGTTCCCGTGGCACTAGCAATGGAATAGGCAATACAGGTGGTTCTGGTGGTGGAACTGCATCAGACGCTACTGGTGGTGCTGGTGCGGCTGGCAATACGCCAAGCACTACACCATCACAAGGAAATGCTGGCGGTAGTTATACGTCTGATGGATTTCCATTTAGAGGTGCTGGCGGCGGCGGCGCTTCTGCTGCTGGCGGAGACGGTCAAACTCCCGGCGTAACCGGAACAGGCGCAGGAGGTAACGGAACCGCTTCTACCCTTTCAGGAAGTTCTGTGACCTACGCTGGCGGTGGTGGTGGTGGAACTCAAACTCCTTTGGCTACGGTAGCACCGGGCGGTTCGGGCGGCGGCGGCAATGGTGGCGCTTTGACAACTCCATTAACTAATGCTACTAACGGAACTACGAACTTGGGCGGTGGAGGCGGTGGTTCTGCTTTTACCACGACAACTGCTGGCGCTGGCGGCTCCGGCATAGTCATTCTTTCTTATTCCGTAGCATCACAAACAGTCTTTACATTTAAATCATCTACTGCATGGGTATGCCCTACAGGTGTGACTAGCGTGGATTATTTGGTTGTGGGTGGCGGCGCTGGTGGTGGTAGTTATATTTCTGGTGGTGGTGGAGCTGGTGGATTTAGAACTGGCACTTCACTATCAGTAACAGCAGGAACAGAATATACAGTAACGGTTGGTGCAGGTGGTGCAACTGGACAAACTAGTGACCCTAATCGCTCAGGTTCTAATGGTGGTAATTCTACGTTTAGCACTATTACTTCTGCTGGTGGCGGAGGTGGAGGCGGTGGAGCATCTGGAACGCTTTATCCGGGATTAGCAGGTGGTTCTGGTGGCGGTGCTGGAGGTAGTGGTGGAGGTTCAGCATCAGGTGGTGCTGGCAATACTCCTAGCACTACTCCATCACAAGGAAGCACAGGAGGAAATAATTTTTCTAGCCCTTCAGCAGGTGCTGGTGGCGGTGGTGGTGGAGCTAGTGCAGTTGGAAGCAATGCAGCTTCTGGTGTTGGTGGCAATGGCGGCAATGGAACGGCTTCATCTCTTTCAGGAAGTTCTGTAACCTACAGTGGTGGTGGAGGCGGGGGTAGTCAAGGTGGAACTGCTGGAACTGGTGGTTCTGGTGGTGGCGGTAATGCAACAAATAGTGATACTGCTGGAGCAGACGGAACTACAAATCTTGGTGGTGGCGCTGGTGGAGGTGGATTTTCAAGTAGTGGTGGTAGAGGTGGAGCTGGCGGCTCTGGCATCGTAATTATTAAAATCAACCAATAAGGTCTATGGAAACTAAACTCTATCGAATGTACGGTATCGATGTAGCTATGTCTTTACTGCGTCCTAATGCTAAATGGGAAATTTCTAACACTACATTTACTCGTTGGGATGATCCTAGACCATGTCCATCATGGGAAGAAGTGCAATGGGTAATGGATAAGATACGTGAGTTTGAGGACAGTATTCCTACAATATGGCTTGATGAAGATTTAAACAAGATGAAAGCTGACGCTGAAGAATTTGAGAAGGCTGTAGCGTGAATATAAATAACTTATTCCCAACGCCGGTTGCTTTCTTTAAGTTCCGCGATCTGACTGAAGCTGAATTAGAGTTCATCAAAGGTCAAGAGCATTACGCTAACGAAGGTAATACGACTAGCAAGGATCGCAAGATTCTAAAGAACAAGGAACTAACTGAATTACGTGATTTTATTGAAGATTCAATGTTGGAATACTTCAAAGCTATTCATGCTCCTAAGTTCGATGTGAGTCTGTATCTAACGCAGAGTTGGGCTAACTATACGGAAGCTGGGCAGTACCACCATAAACACGCGCATCCGAATAGCGTCGTGTCTGGTGTGTTCTATCCACAAGCTGACCGTGCGGTAGATAAGATTTACTTTTACAAGGATGGTTACGAGCGTATTAAGGTTCCTGCTGCTGAGTTTAATCCTTACAATTCTGAGTCATGGTGGTTTGAAGTTGGTGCTGGAGATTTGATTCTATTTCCATCACACTTAACGCACATGGTACAGACTAAAGAAGGTGACGATACACGTATTAGCATAGCGTTTAATACGTTCTTAAAAGGTTACATAGGCTCAGATGAAAGTCTGACAGGTTTGCATTTAGGGGAAGAATAATGGCTCACTACGCACAGATTGATTCAAACAATATTGTGACTCAGGTTATCGTCATTGATAACAAAGACACAGCAGACGCTAACGGTACAGAAAAAGAATATATCGGTGCTGCGTTCTGTGAGCGTCTATTTGGTGGTACGTGGAAACAGACTAGTTATAACGCGACTATTCGTAAGAATTACGCTGGCATTGGTTATACATACCAAGCAGATATAGATGCGTTCGTAGCTCCTAAGCCTTATGCAAGCTGGACTCTTGACGCTAATGCACAATGGCAGCCTCCAGTAGCAATGCCTACTGATGGCAAAATGTACTCATGGGATGAGGTAGCTCAGACTTGGGTAGAGGTAAATGGCTAATTACGTCGATTACGATTACTGGGTACAAGGCTATGGTGAGGGCGATTTAAGTCAGCCTGATCGTTACGTTGTTGCTGGTTATTGGGTAGATGGTTATGCAGAGTACGAGGGTGATTCTGCGTCGTTTAGTGGTATAGCGACATTTACTGCGGCTGCTTTAGCGGATAAGTTTGCTACAGCGTCGATTACTGGTAATGCTACGTTTACGGCGGTTCCAGTAGATCAGATTCGTGGTTCTGCATCTTTTACTGGATTAGCAACTGTAACGGCTTCAGGTAGCTTTATTGTTAATGGTGCAGGTTCTATTACTGCTACTGGAACAATGTCAGCACTAGGCTCGTATGTGACTACAGGAGCAGCGTCGGTGATTGCTACTGCGGTGCTAGATGCGACAGGTAACATTATTGGCTATGAGTGGACGGTTGTTCCTGATGAAGCTACTACGTGGACTAAGCAATGAAAATCGTATTCGGTGAATGGTTGCCAGATCAGCCTGGCGTTACTGGTGCAGTAATGGAAGCAGTTAATTGTTTTCCAGTTACTAACGGCTATGCTCCATTGCGTGAGGCTGCTGATTATTCTGACGCTAGTGGTGAGACGTTATTAGTAGCGTTTGCTGGCAAGTATGCAGGAGCTTCTTCGTTGTTTGCTGCTAGTGCTACGTCGATTTATAAGTTTGATTCTAGCGATGCTAGTTTAGATGCGTTAAAGACTTCGTATAGCTCTGTAGAGGCTTGGGACGTGACTCAGTTCGGTTCTAAGCTGATTATGGCTAATGGGTCTAACGTACTGCAAACGTGGGATTTAGGAGGCTCTACGACGGTCTCAGACCTATCTGCATCAGCTCCTACAGCTAAGTATGTAACGGTAGTGCGAGACTTTGTTGTAGCTGCTAACGTAGGTGGTGAGGAGTCTAGGGTTTACTGGTCAGACATTAACGATGAAACTGACTGGACTCCTAGTACAGCATCACAATCTGACTCGCAATTGATACCTGATGGCGGTGACGTTACTGGAATTGCGGGTGGTGAGTACGGTTTAATCTTCTTAGAGCGTGCTGTTTACCGCATGAGTTATTCAGGAAGTCCGTATTTCTTCCAGTTTGACGCTATTTCTAGGACGCTAGGCTGTATTTCTAACGGTTCCATTGCTCAATTCGGTGGATTAACGTATTTCTTATCTGATGATGGCTTCTATGTTTGCGATGGTCAGACAGTTAAGAACATTGGGTTAGAGAAGGTTAATCGTTGGTTCTTTGAAAACGCTATTCCAGACCAATTAATCAATGCGGTTAGCTCTACGGTTGACCCTATTAGAAAATTAGTTATTTGGAACTTTAAAAATACGTTTGGTGGTCGTTATCTGCTGATTTATTCGATAGATTTAAATAAGTGGAGTTACGGAACGACAGATATTTATAATCTTTCGTATGGTTACACTCCTTCGGCTACGTTAGAGCAGGTAGATAACTATAATACGAGTATTGATGCACTAGATATTCCGCTAGATTCTCGTTTATGGGCGGGTGGTCAGTTACTAGCGATGGGTGTTAGAGAGCAAAAGATTGTGGTTATTAGCGGTGCGATTAAATCAGCGTATGTGGTAAGTGGAGATATAGACATTGGACGATCTGTTGTTACATTGGCAAAACCTATTGTTGATAATGGCTCAGCGACAGTCGCAGTCGCAAGCAGGGACTTGCTTAACGAGACAATCGAATTCGGAACGGCTGTAAGTGCTGATGCTGAGAATAGATGTTCTCTGAGGTCGAATGGTGATTATCATAGGATTAAGGTAACTCCGACTGGTTCTAACTGGAAAACATTAGTTGGTGTTGATGTTGAGATAGTTAAGCAGGGTAATCGATGACTAGAGTTGTACAATTTCGCACGTTACCTGTATTTGGTGCATCTGAGCGTGATGTATCTGAGGTAGTTCGTGGGATTATGGACGGCAAGACGAACAATACTGGATTACTAACTTTAGCGACTGGTAATGCTACGACTACAACGCTTTTTGATGGTCGTATAGGTAACGAGAGCTTACTATTCTTTACTCCGGTAACGGATGCTGCTGAGGCTGATTCGGCTCCCTATGGTGCGTTTCAGGATACGACAGATCAAACGGCTGCCAATACTACGACGGCTTATGCGGTAACTTTAAATACGACTGACTATAGCAATGGAGTTTATTTATCTAACAGTTCTCGTCTTAATGTGCGGAATTATGGAATTTATAATATTCAGTTCTCTATTCAGTTAAAGAATACGACTAATGACAGCCAAGATGCTGATATATGGTTTAGAAAGAACGGAACCGATGTAGCAGGGTCTAATAGCAGATTTGGTATGCCAGCACGTAAGAGTAGTGGTGATCCTTCTCACGTTATTGCAGCGTTAAACTATTTTGCAGAATTAAACGCTAACGATTATGTAGAGATTATGTGGCGTGTTTCTGATATTGGTGTTGCGATGGAGCATTATGCAGCAGGTTCAAGTCCGACTAGACCGGCTATTCCTAGCGTTATTCTTACAGTAAGTTATGTTGCACCAGCAGCGACAAGTAATGTGTATGTATCATCGCAGCAACAAGGTCAAGCAACTGTCAGTCATTGGGCTAACAGTACATCTAACAAAACGTATGGCTACATTATCGTAGGCTAATGGATTATAAATATATAGAACCTAATCAGATTAGGGATTGGTGGGCTAGTGTAAAGCCTGGCTTAGAAAAGATTAAACGTAGGAGTCCAGAGAACTGGATACTTGAGGACGTATATACAGATTGCTTTAATCAAAAGAGCCTGTTGTTTGTGCTGATAAAGAACAACCACTATGCTGGATTCTTTGTATTGCAGCCACAAGGAGAAACTCTGCATTTATGGGCAGCTTATTCGTTAGAAAATAGTTATGACGTTGTTGAAAATGCTTTAAAATATATTAAACAAATGGCATTAACAACCAATGTTAAATACATAACATTCTCTAGCCATAGGCGTGGATGGAGTAAGAGGGCGGTTCAATACGGATTCCGTCCTAAATTATGGATTTGTGAGGTGTAATATGGGCGGCGGCGGCGGAAAACAAGACAGCACTACCACTACGAGTATTGATCCAGCGATCAAGCCGTATGTAACTTATGGACTTGAGGAGGCTAAACGTCTCTATGAATCGCAGACTCCT